TCGCAACGGCACGAATTTCCACTTGATGTCGGGATCGCGTTTGCCCCACAGCGTCAGCATGCAGATGTCGATGACGGTCTGCAGATGCGGCCTGAAGAACTGATTTTGAAACGCGGCGATGGTGTCCTCGAACGCTCGCATTTCACCTTCCGACGTCGAGTTCATGCCGGACGGCTGCATGCCGGTGAACTTGACCTGCGGGATGCGGGCCACGGACATCATGTGTTCCTGGGACTGCGCCTGCAGTTCGTGCAGACCGCCGAGCGACACCGCGACGTTCTTGAAGTCCTCCGTGGTCTTGTCGAGCATGAACAGCCCGTTGTTGTCGCGGAGACCGTTGAAATAATCCGCGCGGGCCTGCGCCAGTTCGGCACCGCCGGGCTGCATCATGTCGGACATTTTGGTCGAAAGAACCATGGTCGAGAACGAGTGCACGAGATCGGCCACGCTCTGCCGGGTCGTAAGCCAGATGTCCACGTAAGGCTTCGCGAGTTGCGTCATCGACAAGCCGCCGAACGAATACGACGGCTTCAACAGATCAGACACCGGTCGGCCGACGAAGGTCAGGAAGCGGGAGACGTGAATCTCCTTGCCCATGACGTACCAGACCTGCGGATTGTACCAGCCGACGTCGAGCGGGTTCGTGGCGTTGTAAGTCGTCGGATAGGCCCACATCGCCTCGATGACCTTAATCCGCTTCAGCCAGTTCTTGCGAACCTTGACCTTCGACACCTCGTTGCGGCCGTCACCAATCGGCGTTTTCAGTTCGTCGTCGTCGTTGGGATCGCCGTCGTCGAGGAACAGATGCGAGCGGCAAAAGAAGCCGTCCTGTAGCGCGATCTTGTAGAAGGCATCGCGGACGCCGAGCGACTCCATGAAGTCGACCAGATCGGCAATCTTCTTTTCTTTTTCCTTTTGCTTCTTGGTCGGCTTCTTGGGCTTCGGGTTCGGCTGTTCCTGATCGACATCAGGCGTGGCCTCCGGATCGAAGTCGCGCGCCAAGTCCTCTTTGCCGACGCCATCTTCGTCGCCGTTGTCGCCGACCGACGTGAACGTGATCCACTCCCGCGTCATTTCGGTCGCGATCGTATCCGAGAACGTGCGGTATTCCGGGCGCTGGGACAACTCGGCCAGATAGGTGTAGCCAAGGAACATCATCCCTTCGCCGGCGACGCCGTTGAGATAGCCGCCGACCCATTGCTGCTGCGCCCACGACAGCGATGTATCCATCGCCATGCGCAACCTCTTCGGCGGCATCGCCATAGGCGGATGCACGGCCGGGCGGAACGGCGAATTCGTGGGGTCACGCGCGAACCGGCCGCGCGCCTTCGCCGTCAATGCGGCCTCGCGGTAGCGGGCCGCCAGTCTGAGGTTGTCGCGTTCGACTTGGGCATCAGTGCGCGGTGACGCGGAGTTGACGACGGGCTGACGCGCCTTGACGCGATTCTTTAGATTCGGTTTGCGACCGGACCCCTTACGTCGACCACCCCAACCCGCCATGACCGAATCCCCGCGCGACTTGAAAACTTGAAATGCCGGGGTTGCACGTAATCAAGTCTGCGTCAACGCATCGCCCGGCGCCGACGTCCTTGGTTACGGACCTGCGCAATCATTTCCTGAGTGATGCCGTGGGCCTCGCGCTCGTTGCGGGCGCGGTTGATCATGACGGCGTCGCCCAAGTTCGGAGACTTCTTCTTGATCCCGGTCGGACCCTTTGGAGCCTTGTCGATGACCATCTTGCCGTTGTCCTTGATGGTGTAGGTCGGCTGGCTGAGTTCGGCGACAAGCTGGTGCACGAGTTGCGAGTCGCCGATCCGTTCGGTGTTGATCGAAATTATGTCAGCCGGATCGCACGGGATGTTCTTCACGACCCATCGCCACGTCGCCATGAACTTCTGTCGCAGTTCCCACCATCCCTGCGCCTTGCGGTTCTGGAAGAAGTCTTTGTTGGTTCGTCCCCTCTCGCCGTCGCGACTGACCGTGCCGATGACAATACCCTCGGGATCATAGACCTCATCCGATCCGCGGAACGACTCCGGGGTGATGACGACAAGCCCGGCCGCGCGTCTGACCTCGTTGATCTTGCGGCCGTCGCCGCGCACCAAGGCACCCATGCCGTCGCCGTCGAACCTGAAACGCTTGACCCTCATGTCCTCGGCGATTGCGAATGTGCGCTCCACCGTGGCGTAGGTGTCGCTGCCTTTGCCGCTGGCCTGTTCGAGATACACGATCTCGCAACCCTCGGCGCCGCACCACGCGTTCTTGTCCGGACCCTCGTCGGCGATGTCGACTGACAGCGACCGCTTGCCCGCCGGCGCGATGCCAAGCTTCTTGTGCGCATCGAGCGCGGCTTTGACCCATGCGCCGGGGATCACGATGCCAGCAGCCGACGCCTGGTAGTCGCGGTCGATCTCTTGTGCCACGGTGATCGGGTCCAGCTTGGAGACTTGGTCGTCGTACCACGCCTGATCCTTGCGGGGATCGTCTTTCCAATCGCAAACGAATACCTCGATCTTTCCGCCGTGGCGCTTCACTGCGAACGGATTGTTCGGCCCGTTGACCGACGACATGTCGATGCGGCAGTTCGTGGTCTGCGACAGCGAATGCTCGACGGCTTCCGGCTTTTCGAGATAGGCGGCTTCGTCGACGAAATAGATCGACTGGCGATCACCGCGGCCGATCTGGTCGCCGGCCTCGCCGGTCATCATCGACCCGGTGTTCGGAAAGTGCATCCGCATGTGCGGGGCATCACGCCAGCGCACCCAGCCCGGTCGGAACTCGGCTGGCAAATGCTCCATGAAGAAGCGGCCCTTCCAGAACAGCGACTTCGGGTCCGTGGACGAGTCGACGTATTCCTGCTTGCGAGAACCGAAGCCGATGCCGATCCCGTCGTAGTGGAGACACAGCGTGCAGGACAGCGCCATGGCACCGAACGACAGACCCCAATCGCGCGACTTCTCGCAGAGCAGCGGGCGGCGTTCACGCCAGCACTGCAGCACCTTGTTCATCCACTCGACTTGCTTCGGAAACAGGATGAACGGCAGCACGGTAGGCATGCCGATGTCGGCGTTGCGGGGATCGTAGGTCATTCCCCAATCGGTGACGAACTGCGGCGGATTCTTTTTGTAGTGCGCCCGCAGCACGGTGAGGATCGTGGGATCGTCTTTGATCAGTTCGCGAAGCTTTGCCAACCTGGAGCGACGCTCCGCGAACGCAAACGCGAAGTCCGGCTTTTTCCAGTTCCAGTCCGGCGCGGCGAGTTCTTCGATGACAGACAACATGCCCCCCAATCGGGGGCCATGCTTGCACGCCTGCGGTCAGGATTTCAACGCCAATCCACTTGTGAGACGTTCGAGTTCGGCGGATGACAGCACCCGCGGGGCTGATGGCCTCCGCAGTCCGGGTTCGGTGCCGTTGTCCAGCACTCGGATCGGCCGTTGCCGCTCGCCGGGCGGGTCTGCCGTGGCCTTGCCGGCGTTGGGGCCGGTCAGGATAGTCACCTTGCGGAAATTGTAGCGGTAGATTTCGACCCTGATGTCGCCGCTGTAGCGCAATGCGCGCATCGCTGGCGCCAGTAGGTCGGGATGGGCACCAGACCCCGTCGATGCCGGGCAACGCGCGCCAGCAAGCGCCGCTGCCTCAATGACGGCGAAGGCTTTCTCGATCTTGTCGCGGGATACTGCTGTCGTCATCAATCCCTCCGCTTGAACTCGCCACACCAGTCCGTTTCGCTGACCCGTTGCCATCGCGCTGCGATCTGAATGTCGTAGTTACTCGCCGATCATCCATACCCTGCCTTCGCAGCCGTTGCGCCGGTAACGATGCAGGCGACGCCACCGCTTGCCGACTGTTCGTGCCGGTTGGGAACGTCGCGCTGTATTCCGGCAGACTCAAGAAGTCTCGTTGCTTGATCCGCAGGCGAGAATATTCCCGATAAGGCGGCGGGATGTGACTCATATCCATCGTCACAACCCTTTCGAGACCGGCGTCTTCACCATGCGCAGATAAGCCTGCAACTGGACGTTGGGATCGTTGATGTCGATGACCTCGGCGACCTGACGCGATGCGATCTGCGGAGCCATTTCACCCGGCGACATTGCAACGGCCACGGCCTGAAACGTCGGCGACTGATACCGCGCCAGCGCCGCGGCGGTCTGGACCGCCAGCTTGGCGTACTTCTCAAACATCGGTTCGCTCGGGCTGCGTCCTGGCGGCACGACCTGACCCGGCATGAGCGGCTGATAGTACGCGGCCATCTGTGAAAACAGGATCATGAACTGGTCGAGGACTTCCTTCGCCAGAAGCCTGTCGGCTTTCTTGGCCTCCATCATG